TTTTTTTTTTTTTTTTGTTTGTTGTCAGAGCCCCACACATTGGTTGACAAAAATAAGTAAAGATTAAATACGATGGTTAAATACGGTGTGTTTTGTAGAGAAACTGGAAAAACTCTGTTTTATATATATAAATCACGGGTCCAGTGCATACGTGATTGATTTGGGGTCGCGGAGGAACTACTTGCGGGATTTGGAACGGGATTTGCGCGACTTGGAATTGGAGCGAGAGCGGGAAGCAGATCTAGAGCGTGAGCGAGCCTTGGGTGCCTTGGTTTTGATGGACATCAAGGGCTTGGGTTTGGGCATGTTGGGGTTAAACCCAACCTGTGAGGAATTGCCATAATTCGGCAATCTAGATGCGGGTTCGCGGGTCATGGCCATTTTACTGACCGCGTTGGTAAGGGAACTGATCTGGCGACTCATGGATTGGCTACGCGAACGGTTGCCACCCTTGTTGTTGGATTTCGGGGATACAAACTCACGGGCTTGCTTCATAGCTTTTTCTTGCCTTGCTGAACCGCCGAAAAGGTTTTTAAGAAAGCCGACTGCAGTGGGGAGGTATTTAAGGGCAACTGATGCGATGGTGCCGAGGTCGTTGGCGCTGGCGGGTAGGCCGTCTTCACGACCATGGAATATGGTGGTTGCGATATCAAGGGCATCACGATCAGGGGGTGGTAATAACCGTGAAAACGGACGAATGCTGCCATAGAATTGAGGCTGCAACTCGTGACCGTTAAAGGATTTGACCGTGATGTAGGGTACAGAGGTGAGCGTCGTACCGACTGTTGGTGGTGTAGTGAGGCCGTCGAATAAGGTGATGGTCCAGTCGAGGTTATTCCATGGGGTGTCAGTGGTGTAACCAACTGATCCTGGGTTGCTGTTGTCTACGACAGTGCTTTCGCTGTAAAGCGGGACATAATAGTAGGTGGTACCTACTTTAGTCCTGAGGATGGATATGACGGGTCCGTTTTTCGCTGGGGCAATTTTGTCGGATGCGGTGGAAGAGGAGATCCATTCATAAAACGGATTAACTGGTTGGTGAACACAAAAATTGCCCTCGGATGCCGGTCTTGTAACCGCCTTGGAACTCATAGTGAGGACATCAGAGGCGGTGTCAGGCAGCACTTGATTGAAGGTGTACTGAGGACTGCCGAAGAGGTTACCGATATTCGCATTAGGGCTGTCGATCTCCAAGACTTGGATGGCGTAGTTACTTGTGTAGCCGGATACTTTGCTGGCAGGTGTGATGACGTCATATCCGTCATCGTCGTCGAACTTGACGTTCTTAGACGCGGTTTTGTGGACATGGCGGGACAGAAATTGGTCAAGATTGCGGTCGGAAAGTTTATCACCCTCATGTTTGGCGAAAAGGGTGGTGAACGAAGAGGCGTAAGTTACATTGGGTTTAAATTTGCAAGTGGTGACAGTTCCTTGATTGTTAAAGTTTGTGGCGTTAAGGTAATAAGTTTCAGACTTATAAGTTGTGCGGTTCTGGCTAACGTCGACTAACCAATTGGCCCAGTTGTAGCCGGAATTAAGAGCGGCAGCTGGGCAAATATTACTGATTTTGGGAAAATCGCCTGCGCCGTTGGCTGCGTAGTTGATGGGTTGAACCCACCCGGCCTGATATCCAGTGGGTGGGGCTGGGTTCCAGATAAAGCAGTAGGATGCAACTTTACCACCAGAAGGTGATAAGAACATCATTTTGTCGGAGTTGACGACTATTGCTGCAGTTTTGGATGAAGGGAAGGAAAGGATGGGAGGGAAATTGCTCTCACCCTTGGTTTCCATAAGCACGACATTTGGTGCACTAGAATCGGGTACTCCACAATAGTCGTTAGGGATTGTGGTCGGCGGGTGAGTAACTTTCTTGACGAAAGCTGCTCCACCAGGAGTTTTTGCAAGGACAGTGAGTCCCGGTGCGGTGAGTACGGTGGTATTGTTGGATTCCATTCTACAAGTGGATAATTGTCGAGAAGAATGACGAAGCGTTGAGCTGTGTTGGCTGAAAGTTTTGAAATAGGTATTGGCTTAGATATACTCATGGGGTATAGTATAAGAAAAATTAGTTATTAAATCAAATGTTATTTCTTTATAATAAAACCTAGTTAAAAAGATGAAATAAATGAAATTAAATTAAATAAAATATATGATATTAAAATTAAAAAGCTGTTATGGTTGCGTCGTTGAGATCTAAAATTCTAAATACTTTAGTTGGTATATGTTCGATATTATCATATTTTGTTAAAGTGTGTAAAAAATTAAGTAAATAATGAATTTGCGCCGGTGATATTTGTATGTTAAATTGTGCATAATAATGGTGTGCTACTTTACAACCGTACTGGAGACGATCTTCATCAAAAACTACATCAAGTGAATCTAATAGAGATTGACGTTGTTCTTCCCAATCTATATTTGCGGTGTAAACTTTGGAAAAAACTCTACTGATTCTACGTATTACGTCAGGGAAAAAAGTACCGTCAGGTAGAATTATGTTAGCTATATACTCTGCAATACGTTCTTTTTGTATTTTAATTTGAAAACCGCAAATATCAACGTTTGATTGCACACCATCGATGGATTCTTCGATATGTTTCGCTAGAATAAAAGAGTCGTCACCTTTAAACGCAGCACAGATGAGATCATCGTAGATGTAACACATACCCATACATGCCATGTTGAAGATGGTGTTGCCGTCCAAGGTAAATGGTTGTCCGCTATGCTGCATATTATGACCAGAAAGATACATTGTGAGGATTTCATTGTTATTAGTTGATCTAGCGAACAATGTCCATTTAGCGCGCATTGCTAAATAAAAGTCTATGATGGGTGTTTTATAACCACAAATCTTTAATATGATAATGGATGATAATATACCTTGTGCTTCTTGGCTTGAGTCAAATTCAGAAAAGTCTGCGCACATTTTGGTGTAATTAGTGCTGTTAATTTTCTCGGCATATTTGCCGAAAAATAGAGATAGCTTGGCATCTGATTTACCGTAACTCATTTGGACGTTGGGGAGCAGGCAAGGTTTAATATTTTTGGAGAAATGACGCGTCACAGTTGAGAAAAGTATATTGAGGAGCTTGGACCATGCAGATATACCTTGACCAGCTTTAAATATGGAATCAAAACCGGGTTTAAGTATCAATTTGGGTTGACGTTTAAGATGGAATGAAACTAACTTGTGATAACTGTCATTCCATTCTTTTTCTAAATCTAAAATTTTATGAGGTTGTTCATTATGAATAGCTACGATAAGGTTCTTGATTAGGAGTTTGAGTCTGTAATAAGCTCCTTTAAGGTCGGTGCGGGTTACACGCATAACAGGATCTGTAAGAGATGTACTATACGCTTCAGCTGGTTCGTTGTCTTCAATGACTGATGCTATGGTATCGAGATCACTATCCTTGGGATATTTCTTCTGGAGTTCGACCAGATAATCTGCGAGATAACGCATTTCTTCCTCGGGTGTTTGTTTGCTTTGCATGTATTTTTCCCAATCATTGCGTAACCAGCGTTTGAAACCAATAACATATTTTTTAAGTTGTTTATATGGAACTGGCGCTTTATCTTTGGTATAACGTGTCAAAAGTGTACTAACCGTTTGGGTATTATTTTTGGGGTGATAGTGCTGGTTATAATTTTTTGTGCCAAAATGTTTACCTGTTATGGTTTCATCGCCACCTGCCATATAACCCTGGGACATTTTGAGTGCTGCTTTATTAGGTCTATGTGGTATGCAATCGGATTTATAAGCGATGACATCTGCAGTGTTGTCGTTAGTGGGTAAAAATATTGCATCAAGAATCTCTTCAACACCTGCTTGAGTTGCAACGGTGTCATTTAAAGTGGTGACGGTGGTATGTATTTTTGCTTTCGGTGGTGATTTTTCGATGAAATCCACAGGGGTAACTATAACACCGAACGAATCTAACATGCGCTCTGCTGGACTCGATAGTATGGTTAAGAATTGTTCGTTGGTTTGTTCGGTGCCATGGAATACAACTTTCTGTGATGCACGAGATATGGCTGTGTAGACATGTCTGACTCTATCTTCACGTATTTCGGTGATGTCCGGTGTATAGACGTGGACTTCATTGATGGTCTCACCTTGTGCTTCGGCGATGGTGCGTACGAGCACTTTGGAGCGTTGAAGGAATTGTTTCTTGGAATCTTGGGTTGATGTAAGCAGAACAATGTTTTTGTCATATGGTAATGTATCAATACTAGCTATGTCGGCAAATTCAATGATACCGTCTACTTTAGATTTGGAGTCGATCTTAACATAACTTTTGACTAAATCACACATACGTTTAGGCATACGATAACTGGTCGATAAATAAGACTTACCGGGTAGATAAGTGATGTCAAATTTCGAACCCATAGCTGCGTAATCTTTGTCTATAGTTTGGTAATAATCACCCATACCACGGATGACTACGTCTGATGGGAGAAATGCTTGTATAAGGTGGAAATATATAGGTGGTGTGGCGAATAGTTCGTCAAAGAAAATATTGTTGGGTATATCTTTCTTTTCAATGAGCATGACGAGGAACTTCATAAATGTTATACCTTTAACATTGCTGTCGCTGTTGTTGAGAGAATTAATGATTTTAGAGAAAGGTGCTACAAATAAAGAGCATTTTACGCAGTAATCGCAAACTATGGATTGTGTTTTCCTACTACCAGGTGCACCATTAATGGTACGTATTTTGCAATGGTCATTAAGTGTAATAAGTTGGAGACGTGCTTTGATCTGTGTTAAAATTGGCGTAAGTCTGTCACCTTTTACGAATAATTCTATAGATTCTTTGATGTGGTCATAATAATCAATTGCGTTGCGATCAAATTTAAGTGTTATATCACAATTGAAATGTGCATCTGATGTTTTGTCGATTGGACACTTACAGCTGTGGTCAAGAACATGTTTCTCATTCCTAAAGATATTTTTGTCTAAAATGGTTTGTGTGTCAAGAGTGGTTGGTATTGGCGAACCGTTGCTAAAGATAAAACAGTATATTTCTGAAGATAATGACTTTGTTGCCTCATTTATAAATGGATAAACACCACAACCCGCATTTGCTATGGTGTTAAATTTGAGTTGATGATCTGAGTCTTCGTGGAGGTCAAATTTTGTTAATATTACGTTGCCGTTGTTTTTATTTAATTTGGAAATAAGTGCTACTATTATATCTATTGAAGGCATATAATCATATATGATAAGTGTGTTATTGAAACTAAATTTATTAATGTGCAAGAGAGTATCCGAATATTCGTAGTCAAAAGCAACATCTTTAAAAGGTGCAAAGTTATTGGGGCCTGTATATCGATGGGTAACATACCTAGAAGGGTAGTTTCGGCGTTCTTCGAGTATAGTAGGGTAATAACGTAACCAATGTCCGGGGGATGCCGTTAACTCGTGTATTTCATCGAATCGACCTCCGTGTATTGAATCTAAACAATCGAATATATCTACTAATTTTTTCTGCATATGATTTGGTAATATGATAGGTTTAATGTTTTTGTAGTCTAAAGGTTTTTCGTTGCTGATGATGTTGATCTGTTGAACGACGTTGTCGACCAACGGGATGTAACCACCATGTCTGCAGGGTTTGGTGTTGTAGTAATCTAATTTCTGTTTATTATTGTGGAAAACTAATCTGTATGAGAAATCGTGGGTTAATAATCTGGTGCGAAAACAGCAAAGATCTGCTCCATAAGCGCCGCAGCCAATTAAAGGTAATAAGACTATTCTATTATAGTGTTTTGAGGCAAATGCGAGCTGTTTAAATATTGAGTCTAGTGTCTGGTTAGTTTTTTGGAGATCCTTACCCTGTTTGTTGTCATATGCAACGACGGCGTAAAGGATGTAACCGTTATGGTTGATTTCTATATAATCACCGATGGGCTTTTGAACATTTCTTGCATAGTTCGGAAAAAGGCGGGAGAAAGCTAAGGCTTGACCTGCACCATCGGTGAGGTTATGGTTGGCTGCATTTACATATATGTATTGTTGTGCAGCTGGATGTTCGAGCGGTAAAGTGGCGTAATCTGCAATTTGAAAGTGGCTATCAAATGCTAAAGATGTTACTTCAGGACATTCACAACGAACGACGGTCCAGTGTGCTCTGCTGAGATTGGCACAAAAAGGCTTTGTGGTACCCTGATTATATGATATACGTCTACCGTCTTGATGGATGATGAATGTGATATTATTGTGTAAACAGACGATGGCGAGTTCTTCATCATTCCACCAATTTTCTGGCATAGATTTTGCAAGACCATCTTGATCGACATAATGGGTTGGGATGTCGAGATCAATTGTTAAATTCTCGCGTTTGATAAAATCGATTAATGCATTATAGGCGCATTTGCCATCAGCACCAGATGGATTGTGCAACACATGGCTACAATTGGTTTCTTTTAATGATAAATTGTTAGATTTGGCTAATGCGCGGAAGTGTAATACGGTGGTGCCGAATTTTTGTATGCCTTTATCGTAGCCGGGCAAATTGTTTATTTCTTCTATAAAATCTATTATCGAGATCGCTGATCCGGTTATAAGCTGATGGTCCGTTCGGGGTACATCTTCTAACGTTGCGTAGCGTCTGACGCTGTGAACAACCACTTCTTGTTCGTCGTCATTATGACAATAATAAAGACGATCATTTTTCCTCAATTTGCTGATTGCTTTGCTGGATATACGGATGTCTGCCGTAATAAGTCCTGTTCTAATATGTTGCAACCTGGTTTCATCTACGTCTAAGTATAGCATAGTGGGGTCAGAGCATAAAGATATGCTGGTTCGTGTGGAATTTGAAGTATAAGATCTGATGCTGGAGGAATCGATGGTGCTTGAATACGAATTAATCGAACAGGTATCTGAATAAGTTGAGGTCGTTGCGGATATTGAGGGTGCGGCAAGTGATTTGATGGCGGGTGTATCGTCGAATTTGAGAGGTGCGAGGGTGCGTTTAGCACGAAGTCTGGGAAAGATGCATCTGGTATCTGAAAAAAAGATGTTATTATATTCCGGATCGTTAGGCAAAACAGGTTTGATGTCATATATGAAATGTGGATGGATCTCAAAATCAGCACCTTTATGTGGAAACAAGGATGTAATGAGACGTCGACTGAAAAATTTAAATTGGACCCACCATTTACTGAACGACAACAATCTTTTCTCATAAGTGTTGTCTCTCATGTATTTCATAGCCGTGGATAATGTCTGGGTGCGTTGATACCTGGTGATCGCACAGATTATAAACAAAGACAATTTGATATGTTCGAATGAAATGGGATCCGGATCGATGCCTTGATACATTATTTCTTGACTGGTGTTAACGGCGAAGGTGACAGTGTTTTTAACGCTATCACAGTATTTGGATAAATTACTATAAGTAAACTGTTGGTCGATCATGCTGGTGCCGTGAGCCATAACTTTCTTAACGTAAGTTGCACGTACGTCGAAAGTGTTGATGTAGGGGTCGATGGCCATATTACCATTGTTAATATAATAATATAAATCAGGTATAGCAATGGTTTCTACTAATTTAGTGACGTTGAACATACGGCGAATATCGCCGGTGACGTTTTCAACGCGGGTTATACGTATCTGATGAAAAGTAGAAAAATTTTGTTTGTGTTCTAAAACTAATGTAAAGTTGTTGCATCTAATTTGAGTATAAGTGGCGTAAAATTGCCAATTTTTGTAATCGTGTATATATATATTACTATTATCTAATAAATCAAAATAGCATTTGTCGCCTAAAATACGGTTTCTGTATATATCAATGTCTGCATTAAAATGTTGACTAACTAAGTTAAGAGGTAAAAACATCCACAAATCATATACTAATAATGAATGATTGCAAAAAATATCTACAATATTTTGTGGGGTTATGTCATAGACGTTGGTGGAGTAGGCATAATGTGCCTTGTAGTGACAATTTTGTGCCCCGTCTAAACAGAGCGTTTCACGATTTGGTGTTAGGTAATCAGTAAAATCGACTTTTTCATGTTCAAGATTGAGTTGAGAAAAAGCGCATTCGGTGTAACGTGCATCAGTTCTGGAATCTGATACGAGTGCACAGATATGGTGGTGCTTGGATGTGCGTAGTGGTGAACCACCGATATCGATGGCTGTACGGAATCTTCTGGATTCCTTTTCGCATTGTTTGTAAGCGAAATTGTTTAAAAGTGCGGCGACTGGATGGTTGTTGTGTCCTGGTTCACCGTAACGTATTGCATATGGTGCAAACACGCGTGATGCAGTATCAAACTGCTCTTTGGTCAAAGCGAAATTGCATATAACCGACTGGTTAAGTACACGTTGTAAGTTTTCGCGCTGAATATCACCTAATAATTTAAGTGCTGCGTCATTGCTGACGTTGTTGATTATGTTATTTGGATTAATTGAATGCATGATTGTATAATTCTATAATTGTATAATTAATATATTGCCCAATGGGGGAACTGGGCTGCCACCCGCCGGCCCC